GCGGTTTCCTCATCTTCGATTTTCCTGGCGGAAAATTCTCTCTCCCTCAAGAACGCCCAGAACACCGGATCCTTGCAACGCAGCGCGGCTTGCGTGACCGGGTTGAGTTCGGACCATGTTTTGTGTTCGGGCGCGTCGGTCATGCAGCAGCCCGCTCGCCGTAGAGGTTTTCAAGCTGGATTATCCTGGCGTCGATTTCCTTCAGGAACGCCACCGCTTCGGTTTCCAACTCTGCAATGCGATTGTCGTCGCGGGAAACGCGCCGCACGAACAGCCGCATGCGTTCGGGCAGGCGCGGATCGTAGCTGACAAAATCGCACCATGTGCGACCGGTGCATGCCATCTGAAACTGGATCTGGTCGATGTAGCGGGCAGGCGTCGCTTGGCCTAGCAACGTGTCGAGATGCGTGGCGGTTTGTGGCGCCTTGATCTCCACCATGCCGTCATCACCCACCAGGCCATCAGGCGAGCATCCAGCGTCGGGGATGGTGGGATGCGGGACGAACGCCACCTCCCTGACGCTGACGCCGTGGTAGAACTCGTATGCGTTTCGGGCTTCCGGCTCGGTGTCGGTGCCGTGCTGCATGGCGGCGTTGACGTAGCTTTCGGCAGGCTGGCCAGTCAGGCGTTCGGCAATCAGTTGGGCTGCGTAGTTGGCGCGGGAAGCGCCGTAGCCGGATTTGGTTCGCGCGACTACATCAGAAACCCTTGACGCAGTTACTTTTCCTAATCTGAGTTGCTTCCACTCGTCAGATCCTTGAATGATGTCGTTCATGATTTCTGATCCGCTTTTGCCGCCGTTTTTGCTTCAGCTTCGGCCTGCCAATTGTATCGATCGCGTATTCCTTTTTTCTGCAAAGCCGCAACGGCACGCTTGAAGTCTTTGGCCTGGATATCGGCGAGGCTTGCGACGTTGAAATACTTGCAGAACGCTTCCTTGTCGGCGCCCACGTCGTCCGCCAAGGCAATCAGGTCTGCCAGCTGCTCTTGCGTGATTGGCTCGCTGTCGCCGGCCGCCTTGCCGTCGTCGTCGTTGCCGGCGGCCAGTCCCAGCATCTGCACCAGCGAGTAGCGTTGCAGGTAGGTCAGGGTCGAGCCAATGGCCTGGATGGCGTTCTTGCTGCCGCTGGTGTCTGCTGGTCCTGACAGGGTGGTTTCCTCGCTGTGCCCGGCCTTGTGGCTCAGGATGCAGGTGACGCTGATGCGGTCGGTCTGCGTGGTGCGGAAGCGGTACGACAGCCCGTGCGCGCCGATGATCGGATCGACAACCCTGGCGATGGCTGCGAAGTCGGCGTATTTCTTGGCGTTGTGGCCCTGCGCGTTGCGCTGGATCGGCGGGATGTCCTTCTTGGCCGCAGCGACCGCTTCATCGAACGCCTTGCGCGCCTGGTTGGCATCCCAGCGTTCGTGCAGCGCCATCAGCTTCTCGATCATGGCGATGTCGGCGCCGCTGGAAACCGCCCGGTTCAGCATGTCCAGCGGCGTCACCGACGGGGGGGACGTCCCTAGGGACGTCCCTGGTCCCGCCGGTTCTTCCGGCGGGATTAGGGAAACCTTTTCGAGCTTCTGGTTCATGGTGCGGTTGCCTTCCTTTTTTCGTATATTTCAGCGAGTTCCTCCCGCGTTACTTCGTTGGGACGCTTCGACAAATTCCCATTGCCAAGCCCGCTTCTCTCAACAGAGACAGTAGTAGTTTTACTTATGTTGTTGTGGTTAGCTTCCGCCGAGCTTGCTTTTTGCTCGCCCGTTTGCTGAGTTGTTTGGTTAGCATTTGCTTCCGGTTTGCTTGGTATTTGCTCCGTGTTTGCTTCGTATTTGCTTTGCCTTCCCTTCCTGATTGCCTGTGATCTCCCTGAATTTATTCCTCCCTTGAATCCCGCCATCGCCCGCTTGGTTCTAATCATCTCCGCCTTCTCGATTTCCTTACTGGCGCGCTTCTGCGTGCCATCATCTCCGAAAAAGGCATTGATAACCGGGGCAATCTTCAGCCAGTCCTTCAGCGGCATTTTGGCGATCGCGGCGCGGCCTTGCGGCTCCAACGGAATATAACCGTGCGTCCAGCATTCTTGCAGCAACAGGAAATAGGCGCCGTGTTCGAGCGTCGTTAGCCGGTTTGTGTCTTTCTGATAGTCGCCCATGTAAAAAGCAATCCATGCCCGGCTCATTGTCCAGTCCTTTGCGAAAACATGAAGCGGAAAATCTCCGCCGTCACCATTGTTGGATCGCGCCATATTTCACGTCCTGTAAATCTCAGGACTGGAATCCCGGCGGCCTGGATAGCGCGATCTTTTGATCTGTCGCGTTCTGCCTGCTCTTTTGTGCGTTCGTGGAAATCATGGCCATCACACTCGACAAATAAGAGTTTGTCCGGCGACTCCCTGTGACGAAAACAAAAATCGATTCTGTATTCACGCCAAGAGAATTGAGGCTCGATTAGCAGAATGGCGGCATCTTTATTCTCCGGCGGAAATTCGCTGCCTATGGCGACGTTGGTTCTGGTAAGCAGCCCGACAACTTCGAACGCCACCAGAACCATAAGTTCTATTTCCGATTCCACCAACGGCGCTCGTTTCTCCGCGGCATAAAGACAGATCGCTTCTAAATCAGACTGTAAACGATCTGTTACACGCTCTGCTGCGGATACAATATTGAGGGTCACCTACTTGCCCCACATCTTCCGCACCTCGGCCTCACTCAAAACCTTGCCAACAACTTCGGCAGGTTTGACCCGCGCGGCAATGATCTTGAACCATGACGGCATCTGCGTCTGTAGTTCGCGCACCTCCGCGCCCGTGCAGTCGCGCAGCTTCTTGCCGTTGGGCTGTACCAGATCGAGCAGCACGGTTGCCTTGATGATCTCGACGGCGGCCTCTATTTTGGCCTTTGTCTCTTCAACCTTGGCTTTGGCCTCTTCAATCGTTTTCTCCGTTGGCCCCGGCCGCAGTTGTTTTCGCTTGTGCAATCCATCCCAGTCATTATCGAAGGCGCGGCGCAAAGCTTCCTCGATCAACTTCGGCACCATCTCACACTTGGCCAGATACATTGCTTCTATTTCGTCGCGCTCTGCATCCTGGTTCTCGGCAATCAGGCGCAGCAGCACGCCACGCAGATGCGTTTCGTCGCGCCATGTCGATCGCGTATGGCCTCGGACGCCTGGATTGATGGATGTGTCGGTCATTGGATTGGTTCCTTACTGGTTAGCGGTTGCAATTTGAATTCTAAACCCAACTGTTTAAGAGCTTGGTAAGCTAGAGACCGCTCTTGGTATCTTTCACGCTGGCGTTGTGCATATTTTTTTTGGTTTTTTGAACGACGGTCCAAATCTCGTTGACGAACTTTTTCATAATTATTTACGCGGTATTCCCGCTGTTTCTGGAGCTGAATTTCGCGGTTTTGTGCATACCATTCTCGATTACGCTGACGATAAATCTCAATGTTTCTGTTGCGATAGTCGCGAGCTATCTGACGCTTGTGTTCAAGATTTTTGTTTCTATATTCGCGATCCTGCCGACGAGCTTTTTCGATATCCTTTAGACGAGCTTCTTTTCTTCGCCGCGAGATGCCTTCTTGGTGTTTAGCGTGTTGCTTTCGTTTGTACTCGTTAATTTGCTCACGATGCTTTGCGCGATATGCGCGTCGGCGTTGACGATCGGGTTCAGGGTTTTCGGCCCGGCGTTCGCGTTTGTGCTGGTTAATAGCTTCGCGGTTTTTACTTTTGTATTCACGCTCTTGTTTCTTTCTGTATTTAGTGTTGCATACCTTCGAGCATGTGCTGGCGTTATGAGATTTTGCCTCGAATGGTCCGCCGCAAATCACACACAACTTTTTCATGGGTCACGGCCTCACTTCCAGTTGCCGCTGCACGTTGCCGTGGCAAACCACAAAATGCTCCGGGCAATAGCTCGAGCCTTCCTGCTGCTCCTTGCCGCAAAACACGAACGGGAAATTGCCGCTGGGATATCGGCAATCGCCGAACCCCAGCTGGTAGATCGTGATCGGCTCATTAGTCTCGGCGCGAGGTTGCTGCACCACCTTCATGATGATCCTCCCTGGCCCGGCGCCCTTCCGCTTGCGCTTGCGGGCGTAGACCTTTTTCGGTTTCGGCTGGGTGATGGGCTTGACGCGCGGCGGCAGGCAAAGCCGGTGCATCTTGCCGATGATGGCGTTTCGGGTGAACGGGAAATCGAACTCGCGCCCCAGTTTCTGGGCGATCTCGCGCGCGGTGAAGCCTCGGGCCTGCAGCACGAGCAGCCGCTCGATCATGCCGGGGATCGTCCATGGGCCGGGCGGTTTTCTCACGGCGCGATTTTTTCGACGGCATCGGACAGCTGGCGGCAGACTTCCTGGCCGCGGCGGGCTTCCTCGGCGACCTGCGTTCCGAGAGAATGCAGCGTGGTGATGTCCGACTTGGTCTTGGTAACGCAGGCGAGGATCTGGTTTTCGAGCGTGATGGTGTTCTCGCGGACGATCTTTAGCTGCTCGATCCACTGGTCGCTGATTTTGGCGACGCTATCCAAAAGCAACGAATGCACCTGATCGGTGATCGGCGCGATTTCCGTGGTGGCTTCGATGCGGGCTAACTCGTTCATCGTGATGCTTCCTTTTTGGGTTGTGACTGGTCAGCCGCCGGAACCGCCCCTGACAAGAACGGCCCGGCGACCTTCCACGCCGCGGGTGAAACGGGGGTACATTTCCCGCGGATTTAATCGGCCGGTGCAGCCGTGTGGATGTGGACAAGCTGTTCGTAACTAAGGTCGATGCCCTGGCTGGTCGCTATTTCCAGCAACTTGGGCCAATGCTCGACCGGGATGGAATGTCGGGCTTTCCAGCTGGCGACCGTGGTCATGGCCATGCCGAGATGCTCGGCCAGCGCGGTGGCGCCGCCGAGGGCTTCGATGATGTCTGGGATTTTGCTCATGGCGGTAGGATACGCATACGGCGTTTCGGCTGTCAACGCTGATTGCGTAAATAATCTTCGCAGAAGGCGTTGACAATGCGCAGAATGCGTATATAAAGGGTGCATCGAACCACAGGGGTGCCCCAATGATCGACCTAACCGCCGTTCTAGCCGCCGCCATCACCGTCCTCGGTGTGGTCCTGATCTATGCCGCCATCATCTCCGAAAGGTCGGCGCAATGATCCGCTATGCCCGCGAAACGGACCGCATAGACGCCTTTAACCGCAGTCAGGTGGGATCAATGAATTACTACGAAATAGCGACATTCCTGCTCGGCGAATTTCCCGATGAAACCGTTCAGACGGGACAGCGCCTGCGCAAGTCTCAGGTGGAAATAATCAACATGCTTGTCATGGAAATTAAAAAGTTGCGGGAACTCGGAGAACCGCAGTGAGCGGACAAAACGAGTTCTCGGTCTACTGGTTTGACCCCGACGGCAACTCCAATTTGGAACTGGCCCATGTCGACGCCCGAACCGCCGTCGATTTCGCCATGGATTTCCCGAACCGACCTGCGGGGTTAATGGGGGTTATCCGACGCGTCATCATTACGGATGGCGGGGATTTCTGCGTGTACGATTGGCGGCACGGCGATGGTCAGGTTTACCCGGAACGGGTGAGCCGACTATGAGCATCCGCCGCATGATCCCGATGGGCACTGTGCAGCGTCGTTGCATAGTCTGCGGTTACCCGATCAACGCCACCAGCCAAGCACTAACGGCGCATGAATTGAAATGCCTGAAGATACCGGAGCCGGACAAATGAGGCGGTATCTTCTTATCGCAACGCTGCTCGCCGGCCCAGCCATGGCGCAGGACATCAGCGATGCCGACAAGACGGCCGCCCTCAAACGCGGCTATGAGATGAACGACAGACAGTCGTTCCGCTGGGGATCGATCGATCTCACCGCCGAGCCGCCGGTGCGGACCATTCCAATCGACAAGCCGGTCAAGATCGACCCGCCGCCCAAGCCCACCGCTGTCGCCAGCGTCGAGAAGCCGGCGCCCGAGCGCAACATCTGCACCCGAAAGGGGCTGCGAAAGATTGTGACCAGGGGAGGTCGTTCATGGAGGTGCCGCAAATGACCGAGCAAGACGATCCAACCGAGCTTGATCTTGTCTACGACCATCTTCAGCAGGCCGCCGACCGCATCGCGGCGCTGGAGGCGGCGCTGCGGGAAATAGCAACCATGGACCCGAAGAACGTTCGGGCCGACGATTTGGGACGTGCTGCTCGCATCGCCAGCGCCGCCCTCGCACCTGTCCTATGCCCGACGTCCGACCCGAGTTGGCCGGAAAGTCAGCCGTGCTCCGTTTGCGGGGCGTTCGGTCCTTGGTTCGATACACCACAGATAGGCGAATGCGTCGAGGCCACCCGCGCCGCCCGCGCACCGGAGCAGGATAAGTGACCGAACGCGAACCCGTCAGCCACGCCATCGCCAGCATCATCGATGCGCTGGATTGCATCGCCGAGATGGCGCTGCAGGCCGAGAACTATGACGAGGTCGCCGCGCAGGAAGTCGGCCTCGGGCAGATAATCAGCCGGGCGCAATTGGTGCTGTCGTTCCTCGACGCGCAGCAGCCGAGGCATGTTAGGTTGGTGAATTGAAATCCCGGCATTGAGCCGGGTGCTAGCGCCGTTTGATCGACGGCAGAAGGAGAACTACCCATGAAGCGCCTATTTCTAGCCACAGCCTTACTTGCGTTTGCGGCGGCAACACCCGCCAGTGCCGAAATCATCCTTGACACCAACGGCCTCGGCGGCACCGGAAACAACGTTATCTTTAACAGCGTTTTCAATACCAACACGGTTCTTGGTACGCTGAACGGTCAGAACCAGGAAGTTGTTCGTTTCGTCGATCGCTCCGGCAACGGTGGCTTCACGGCAACTGCAGGCCAGAACGGAAACGACATCAAACTGTTCAACAGCTTTGATCTCGACATCACGGTGTTCGACAGCACCAACACCACCCAACTCGGCGTTACCCGTGAGGTGTTCTCTCTGGTGGGATCTGGGACCGTGGTATTCACCGCGATCGCTTTGGAGGCGGACGGCAGCTTTAAGCCGTTTGTTTGGACTGAGACACTCAAGAACGGCCAGAACGGGTTTGATTTCACCGCTATCAACGGTGAGAAGATCTGGGATCTGGACATCTTCTTAGGCCCCAACACTACCGTCTCTGCCTTCGAACATTACCGCATCGACGTGACGCCGAACGTTGGTGCCGTGCCCGAGGCCAGCACGTGGATCATGCTACTGGCGGGTTTTGCCGGGATCGGTGGCATGGCAATGCGTAGGCGTCGTCAGGGCGAACATGCGTTTCGTATAGCGTAACTTCGTGAGGTAACAATGAAGCTCTTCAGTTTTGAGGATTGGGAATTAACGCAAGATACATTGCGGGACGTACTCAACTACAATCCCAAGACTGGAGAGTTTTATTGGTTAGTAAAACCCGCATCGCGTGTCCACATTGGTGATCGCGCTGGCTCAGTGGAAACCGTGAGAGGCTATCGAGTTATCGGACTAGCCGGAAAACTATATAAGGCGCATCGCCTCGCGTGGCTCTACGTATATGGAAATACACCGGCGTTTGGCCTTGACCACATCAATCGAAAACCTCTTGACAATAGAATTTGTAATTTACGGGAAGCTACCAAAAGTCAGAACGGTGGCAACGCGATAGGCCGAAGAGATGGACGATTGAAGGGCGCGTATTGGCACAGTGGTGATCAAAGGTGGTACAGTTCTCTCGACGGTGAATGGCTGGGGTATTACCCTTCTGAAAAAACAGCGCATGCCGCGTATTGCAAAGCCGCCAAGATAAAATACGGCGAGTTTTTCAATGCGGGCTAATCCCGCCTGTTGTTGCACCTGGCAATCTGAACTAGGTTGCGCGCCAGCCGCTTGCATTCCGCCTCGGCGTTGATGGCGTCGACTTCCGACTTGCTATAGATGCCGATCGTCGGTTCTATCACCAGTGCCTCCCGCCGTTCCGTGATCAAGCAACCACCCAGTGGCAGCACCAGCATTCCCAGCAAGACGTATTTCATTCTCGCCTCCTACGGGTTGATGTTAAGTCGCCGCGTCATCACGTCCGTTACCTTCTCAAGCCGCGCCTTGTTCTCTGCCGTGGTCGCCTCCAAAACAGTCAGCCTGGCATCAATCTTTTCGAGGTGAGGGCTACCCCGGATCTCCAACGTAGATACCCGCGCCTCAAGGTTGACCATGTAGATGCCAGCGACAACCGCCTGTGCCGCCAGTCCAATCACCAGCGCCTGATTGTCCTTGAACCACGTTTTGGCGACCTCCGTCACGGCGACGATTTCATCTGGTTGATGAAGTCTCCCACCGAAATCGGCGGCTGTCCTTCCAGCGCGCGAATGCGGTTCTCA